ACTTCAGCTATCTGATACGTTAGGATAATAAGAAAATTTTTTAATGACAACAAAAAGAACAGTAGACATTATCACTGATGCTTTTAGTGATGTAATGTCTGCAAGACGCAAGTACGAGCTAGACACACCATCTGGTCAAAAAATAGATATTTATTTTCCACCTTTAACTAGATATGATAGACAGAAAGCACAAACTTCTGTTGGTACTGATGATGCCTTAATGGTTTCTACACAGCTACTTTGTCAATTAGCAGAAAAAGAAGATGGGTCAAAAATGTTTGCTTCAGCAGATGCACCTAATTTACAAAGAATGTTGCCAGAGAAAGTTTTAAATGATATTGAATTATTTTTATTTGAAATTAAATTAGATGTTAATACAGCAAAAAACGATTAAAGAGAAATAACTGGCTTAACTTTGAGTTGTTTCTCGCAACTGAATTAGGTAAAACATTAACAGAATTAAGACAAGGTATTACTGAAGAAGAATTAATATATTGGGCGGCATATTACGAAAATAAATATGAGAATGAAAAAAGAATGCATGAAAGAGCAAAAAACAGGTAATATATAATTAATAGATTTTTGTTTAACTTAAGTGGCCGAAAGTATAGTTACCTTAAGAGTTGAAGCAAGAAATGCAATATCTTCTTTAAATAAAACTTCGCAAGCAACAAGATCGCTTTCAAGAAATGCAAATGGTGCCACGAAATCTTTAGCAGCAACATCAACCGCAGCTAAAAGTTTAGGTGCATCATTAGCTACTTCTCTTGCGCCATTATTAACTATAGGTGCTGCTGTTGCTACTGTAAGTAATGCAATAGGTACTTTTTCTGCTAGAGAAAGAGATGTTGCGATTCTTACTCAAGGTTTACAAAATTTAGGTGCTGGTACTGCACAACTTAATCAATTACAAGAAGCAGCAAATAAATTAGGAAACCAGACATTATTTAATCAAGAAGAATTTACAAGAGGCTTTAACCTATTAACAAGTTTTAGAAATATTGGTGTTGATTCATATTCAAGAGTTGCTCAGGCAGCAGCAGATATTGCTCAGGTTAACCAAGTTGATGTAAATACTTCATTTATGCAATTAGCAAAAGCATTACAAGATCCCGAAAGAAATTTATCAAATTTAAATCGTTCTGGTATTGCTTTTACTAAGCAACAAACAGAAGTAATAAAAGAATTAATGAAAACAAATAAGACTGCTGAAGCTCATGCCATGATTTTAGGTATTGTTGAAGAAAGTTATAATAAACTTGCACAAGCTGCTGCAGAAGGATTTGCTGGTGAAGTCGACTCATTAGGTGAATCATTCAGAGATTTCTCAGAGACATTAGGAAAAGCATTAGAACCAGCTTTAATTGCAGCTACCCAAGGGTTAACAGCTTTGATAAAGGCTGCTGATGATCTTTTTAAATCACCACTCGGCAAAACTGCTGGTGTATTTACAGCGATTGCTCTTGCATCAAAAGGCGTAATAATAGCATTACCAATAATAAGTGCAGGTTTATTAAAGGTAGCTGCTGCTGGTGGTATAGCTACGATTGCTCTTAATGCTATTCCATTTGTTGCTATAGCTACTGGTGTAGGTCTTTTAACAACAGCATTTTTTAAATTAAATGCTGAACAAAAAAATTATAATGATTTAATTAATGCTGGTGGTGAAGCTGATGTAACGCAAGCTATTAAAGACCAAGAGGAGGCTATTGCAGCAATTGACAAACAATTACAAAGCTCACAAAAAAGAGGCAAAACTCGTTTGTTCCAGAAAAAAGCAGAAGCACTACAAGATATTAAATTGTTAAAGGGTAGATTAAAAACTGTTGAGTCTGATAAAAAAATTGAAGAAGCTAAAAACAATATTGTTGCTCTAAAAGAAAAAGAAAATAAATTAGAAGAAGATCAAACGAAAAAATTTCAAGACTTTCTTAAAAAACAACAATTAGCAAAAGAATTATTACAAGCAAGTATTGACGGAAACAGGGAAGAGGTAATGTTACAACACCAAATAAATGCTGCTGTTGATATTCATGGCGAAAAGAACAGACAAAAAATTACAGATATACTTACAGCTAACGTTGGTTTAAAAAATCAAAAAACAGAAATTGATAAAATAAATGAAGCAAGTCAAAGACAAGCGGAAGTATTTTCAGAAATTGGTAAAACTATTGGCACTCAAATAACAGATGCTTTAGTAGGTGCTATTAACGGTACAAAGTCTTTAGGTGAATCAGCAAAAGCTATTTTAAATGATTTAGCTAACTCACTTTTAAGAATGGGTATCAACTCAATGCTTGGCGGTCTTTTTGGTGGAACTGGAATAGGAAATTTTCTTGGGTTTGCTAATGGTGGTAGACCACCTGTTGGTAGAGCTTCAATAGTAGGCGAGAAAGGCCCAGAATTGTTTGTGCCTTCTTCTGCTGGTACCATAATTCCTAATAATCAAATAGGTGGTGGCGTTACTAATAATATTGTTGTTAATGTAGATGCGTCAGGCTCTAATGTAGAAGGTAACGAACAAGAAAGCAGAGAGCTTGGTCTTGTTCTTTCTGCTGCTATACAAGCACAATTAGTTCAAGAGAAACGACCCGGAGGTTTACTTTCATAATGGCTACATTTCCATCATTTACTCCTACATACGTTGGCTTTAGTAAAAAATCAGCACCAGTAAAAAGACTTGTTCGTTTTGCAGATGGATATGAACATAGAGTTTTATTTGGTTTAGCTAGTCATCAAAACCCAAAAGTATTTACTGTACAATTTAATGAATCAGAAACAAATGCAGATGTTATTGAGGCATTTTTAGATAGTAGAGCTAATGATCAAGCAAGTTTTACTTTTACACCAACTGGTGAAGGTACATCAAAAACAGGCACTTACAGCCAATCTGCAACCACAGTTACTATCACTGTTGCAAATCATGGGATAGCAATAGGCGAAACAGTAGTTATAGACTATACTTCTGGCTCTGCTACTGATGGTACTTTTATTGTTGCCTCTTCTGCTGATGCCAATACTTTTACTGTTACTGCTGCTGCAAGTGCAACAAACAGTGGAAATGTTACTGTAACTGTTTCTGGTGCTAAAAAATATGTATGTGAAAACTGGACAAAAACTATTCCATACAATAATAGAGCTATTTTAAATTGTACATTTAGAGAGGTGTTTGAACCATGAGTAGTAGTGTTATAAGTGATGTACAGGGCATAAATCCTTCTTCGATTATTGAACTTTTTACATTAACAACAACTACTGCTTTACATGGTTCTGCATCCACTTATAGATTTCATGCTGGTTCTAGCCTAAATGCAAATGGCGAGATTGTTTGGGCTGGTAATTCATACCAAAGATTCCCTGTACAAGTAGAAGGTTTTGCGTATCAGAAAGGCCAGATACCAAGACCAACTCTTACTGTAAGTAATGCACTTGGTACTATTACATCAATACTTCTTACTGTTAACCAAACAACTGCTGGTAATGATCTTACAGGAGCAACTCTTACAAGAATAAGAACCCTAGCCAAGTTTATTGATGCTGTTAATTTTGCTAGTAATGTAAATCCTTACGGCACACCAGATCCTAATGCTGAGTTTGACCAAGAAATATATAGTATTGATAGAAAATCACAAGAAAACAGAGAGATTGTATCGTTTGAATTAGCTGCACCTATTGACTTGGCTGGTGTTCGTGCGCCAAAAAGACAATGTACCAGAGAGGAGTTTCCTTCTATCGGCAGAATAAAAATATGACTTGGCAGCAAGATGCTCTTGTTCATGCGAAAGACCAAGATCCAAAGGAATCTTGTGGTCTGTTATTAAATATTCGTGGCAAAGAAAAATATTTTGCTTGTAAAAATTTATCAAACTGGGCAAATCAATGTTTTATTATTGATCCAGAGGATTATGTAAAAGGAAGTGACTTAGGAGATATAATTGCAATAATTCATTCGCACCCTACAACAAAGCCTATTGCTTCAGAAGCGGATATGATAAGTTGCGAACAAAGTAATTTACCTTGGCATATAATTAATCCTAAAACAGAAAAGTGGGGATCTTATAAACCAAATGGATATAAAGCACCATTAATAGGTCGCCAGTGGGTATGGGGAGTTACTGATTGTTGGGCTTTAGTCAGAGATTGGTATAAACAAGAACTTGGTATAACATTAAGGGATTGGGAAAGACCTATAACACCAGAAGAATTTATTGCAAATCCCATGTTTGAACAATGTGCAGAGGCTACAGGTTTTAAAGAATTAGAACCACAAGAAAAATTAGAAAATGGCGATTTGTTATTTATGTCAATAATGACAACTGGTTTAAATCATGTGGCGATATTTTTAGATGGTGATGTATTGCATCATTTAGCAGATAGAATATCTTGTAAAGAACCATATAATGAATGGTTATTAAAATGTACTGGTATGAGGTTACGTTATGCTCCGTAAACTTAAACTGTATGGCGATCTTGCAGAAGTAACTGGCCATAAAGAATTTGAAATACAAGTAAAGACAACAGCACAAGCTGTAAGCTTTTTAATAAATAATTTTCCAGACTTAGAAAGTTATATGGCAAATAGATATTACAAAGTTTTATTAGATAAAGAAGAAATAGATACTGATGAATTGCATTACCCGATAGGTCAAGCAGATATAAAATTTGTTCCAGTTATATCTGGTGCTGGTGGTAACTTAGGAAAGATTTTATTAGGTGGTGCTTTAATTGCTATGAGTTTTGGTGTTGGTGGTTTATTTACCTCGCCATTGGCTTTTGGTGGAGGTGGTATAGGTTTTGCTTCTGCTGGTCTTGGAGCCAAAGCTGCTTTTGGTATTGGTGCTGCTTTAGTTCTTAGTGGTGTTAGTGGAATGTTATTCCCTGTCCCTAAAACCCCAGAATTTAGCTCAGAGCAAGATCCTCGCTTGTCATTTAGCTTTAGTGGTACTCAGCAAACAAGTAGGGCTGGAACCCCTGTACCTATTGTTTATGGTGAGATAATAACTGGATCTGTTGTTATAAGTGGTGGTATAGATACAGAACAGGTACAAGTATGACCGATAAAAGAAAAATTATTCGTGGTTCTAAAGGCGGTTCGCCACCACCTCCTAGACAACCGACAAGAACACCTGACACTTTACATAGTAAACAGTTTGCAACTTTTCTTGATTTAATTTCTGAAGGAGAAATAGAGGGAAGTGCATCTGCATCTAAAGAAGGAATTACTGATAAAACATCTACAGCCTATAAAAATGCGTATTTAAAGGATGTATTTTTAAACGATACACCGATATTAAAAGCAACAGCAACTTCAGCAAGTCCACAAGATACTGACTTTAATTTTCAAGACGTAACTTTTAACTCAAGATTTGGTACCGCTAACCAAACAAAAATATCTGGAATAGAGAGTAGCCAATCAACAATTCCAGTTGGTGTAACTGTTACTGCTGCAACGCCTGTAACAAGACAAATTACAAATACATCTGTAGATCGTATAAAAGTTTCAATTACATTTCCGCAGATTCAAAAAGCAACAAATGAAGGAGATTTATTAGGTTCAACTGTTTCTTTTAAAATTAGTGTTCAATATAATTCTGGTGGTTTTACTGATGTTCATACTGATACTGTTACTGGTAGAACTGCTGACGCATATCAAAAAGATTTTTCTGTTGAAGTTACTGGTTCATTTCCTGTTGATATAAGGGTTACAAGAATCACTGCAGATAGTACAGATACATCTTTAATAGATTCATTTCAATGGACAAGCTTTTCTGAAGTTATAGATGATGCCTCTACATATGCAAACTCTGCTTACAATGCAATACGACTAGATTCACAACAATTTAGTTCTATCCCATCAAGAAAATTTAGGGTTAGAGGAATAAAGGTAAGGATTCCGGGTGCTGGTGCTTCAAGTTCTGGTACTCCAACTGTTGATTCTACAACTGGTCGTATTGTTTATCCTTCTGGTTATATTTTTAATGGTGTAATGGGTGCTGCGGTATGGACTTCTTGCCCTGCTATGATATTGCTTGATCTGCTTACAAATACTCGATATGGCTTTGGCGATCATATAACAGATTCATCTTTAGATTTATTTTCTTTTGTTACTGCTAGTAAATATGCAAACACATTAGTAGATGATGGTTTTGACAGTACAGAAGCTAGATTTAGTTGCAATGTAAATATACAATCATCAAGTGAAGCTTTTGATCTGATAAATGAGCTATCAGGTGTAATGAGATGTATGCCTATTTGGTCTGCTGGTTCAATAACAATTACACAAGACTCACCAAAAGATGCAAGCTATTTATTTAATTTAAGTAATGTTACCTCTGAAGGATTTAGTTATTCTGGCAGCAGCTTAAAACAAAGACATAGTGTAGTGGCAGTCTCATATTTTAATATGGATAGTCAAGAAATAGATTATGAGGTTGTTGAAGATTCAACTGCTATTTCTAAGATTGGTACTGTTGTAAAACAAGTAAAAGCTTTTGGTTGTACATCTAGAGG